ACAGGAAGGGTCAGGGGTGTCCCGTTGCTATTAAAAAAACCACCCTTGTTGGAATTTTGACGATTGACACCGCCTTTAGACGAATTGCACCTGAAACACAAGCATTGAAGGTTGAAATCGTCATCACCACCACCAAGACTGCGTGGGAGGATATGGTCAACGGTGTTGCCTTCCATTCCACAATGCTGACATGTGAATTGGTCACGTTCAAGAATGCGTTGCCTAATCTTTCGCCACTTACTTGTTGAACCATTGTCCCGTAATGCACTGGCCATAATCAAAACCAATTGTGTTTCTGATGATGCAACAATGCTTTGCAGATTGTGCCGTATCGGTGAATGGCATAACGAATGCTGGCATCAATTTGACGGTAAGGGTCAAGGTTCCTGTAATGATTTGACTTCATTTGTCCCAGTCCCCAATGTGAGCCATTGTGCGCCTTGTAATTCCAGCGACTCTCTTTTGTGATGATCGTATTGAAACATTGAAACTCTTTGTAATTAACTATGCGTGAATGTGCATAAAGTTTTAAATGGTCTATTGAATAACTTTCTGCATTTGCGTTGTGAATGCTTGTTGTTGAAAGCAATGCCGCAATGACATAGAACTTGCCCATTAGCCGTTTACGCCCTTGCGAGATAAACGCCTCAGCGTCTCGCTTCAAGCGGAACCAGCGTATCCATACAGTCAAATACCGCGCAAGTTTCAGCGTGTTCTTGGGCGTGTTTCCACACCTTTCAACACCTGTGCATAAAGCCTGTGGATAACTATTCATTGATGTCCCCAACCTTTTCCTTTGAAATGAACGGGATTTGCTGACCATACGCGCACCAATGGAATCTGACAATTGCTGCAATTACCTGCCTGGATAGCCCCGTCACTATCAATTGGCTGATTTATGGCAATGCTTATGCCACACATGTCACAGGCAAATTCATAGATTGCCATTATTGCCAACCAACGCAACGCCTAATTTTGAACACACGGTGCATTCCAGCACCTTCACATGGTCAGGCAAATTGTCAGTCACAATGCGAACCATTTGGGTTGTGACCTTTTTGCAGGCACGACACTCAAATTGCATTTGTTCCATAGTTGCTCCTCACAAGGTTTTCAATGGGTTGCAGATTGATTTGACTGACCCACCAATTTGGTTGACTTGAATGACGGTACTTGTCCCGTTTTGCAATAGCCACTGGAATCCAGCCAACAATGTTGTAAGCCGTTGATGAATTACCAGTAACCAGCACTGCAATGTCAGTGGAACGGTCGTATTCATGCACGATCAATTGACCTTCACTGTATTTAGTCCAACGCACTTCAATGCCTTTTCCAACGTCAGCCTTTTCTTTCCCTTTTTCTTCAAAAGGGTCAAATGAAAGATTGAAGTATTTGGCCACTGCCCATTCGCTGCCAATGGCTTCAGCATCTTGTGCAAGTAATTCATGCAATGTTTTGTCTTTTGTGTAAGTCCTTTCAGAATCACCCACACTTAGGTTTTTCATTGCCATGACCCATGCGCTTAAATGGCACAACATGGCTTCCTGACGGTCTAAGGTAACCTTCAACGCTGATTCCTGCACCCGAAACAAAACCACACTGGATTATCTTCAGCGGCCTTTTGATAGCCAAATGAATCAAACTTTTGAATCAGTGCGCATTTGTCGCATTGCATCACGTCATAAATGTCAACGGCAACGCCGTCTTTTAGCAATGTGCATTTCATGGTTTGTGGGTTAATTAACTCAATATAGTCACTCATTTGAACACCACCCACAACATAATTGTGACCAGGATTGCTTCAATAATTATCAAAACTTTCACCACGCGCTTCATACTTGTGGCTCCCATTTTCCTGATGATGTGACTACGTACCAATTCGGCGCACATTGTGTGGCCTTTGTGCGTTCAGTGCAGAAATAGCCGCCCCATGATTTGCCGTTTTTGCCTTCTCCAGTCTTGAAAATGCGGTGTCCATGAACGCAACTTGGTGCTTCAGGAAGCAATTCACCACCTAGTTCTGACGCAATGTTTTCCATAACGCCACCGATCGTGGGCATTTCGTTTTCAATGAAATTAGTTGCCCATACATCAGCAACCTGAGTTTTGGCCGTTGTAGTGTCCAGGCGTTCAACCTGACTCATTTGTTCCTTTGTGCTTCTAGTGTCTGCACCTAAAACCAAGCCGCAAGCCCTGCCGATTGCGCTTGTTGATGTATCTTCTAAAAACCAGCGGCGCATGTTGGGATTAAACGCGGCCATGTACCCATAGGCGTAATCAACGCCCGCGGGCTTAGCATCAGCAATGTCACGATAAACCGTGCATTGAATAACTACATAACCTTTTTCAGCATTGAAATCCACAATTGCGGTTTGAATTGAGCCATTGGGATTTGTTGCCCAAAAACGCTTAATGCGTTCGGCCACTCCCTCATAATTATCAAGGAACCCCATTATTTCACCGACCTTTTGGCTGCTGAAATGTGGCGACTAATAGCACGCCCGCGTGTGTAGCCTTCGCGGCTTCCTTCTTTGTGTCCCATTGAATAACCCAGTGCTGCTGCCAAAGTGCAAAGCACACCGATTAAGAATAAAGCCCGCAAAGTCTGCGGGTCTAATAGGTCAACTACCATTTTGAATTCTCCCGATTCTTGGTGGTAAGGACTACCACCTAAACTTAGAGTGACGCATAAGCCACACCAAATCAAGAACCTTGCGTGTTTGTCGGCGTGTCACCTGACTTGGGCTTTGATTTCAGCCCATTTCCAGCCAGGACACCGCCCAATGAACCAGTCAAGAAAATGGCCAATGTTTTTAACAAATCAATAAAGGCTGCATCATTGGGTGCTTGTGCCCCAATTGGCTGCGTCACAAAAATTAGGGCATAAGTAATGCCTACCGTTACGACTAAAAAAACCAATGCAAGTGTTGTGCCAATTATCAAAATCAGCCGTGCATGAACGTCCTCAGGTGCGCGGCGGCGCGTTGGTTTGTGGTGTTGTGAATCCAAGTATGTCGTCAGTACACGTTCCAGTAGGGACGCATTGTGGTCTTTGGCATTCAGGTTTTGACCAGTTTTCAAATTCTTGGCATTCATAACGTGTCCACCCCTGATACCCACAAGCAGTCAGCATTAACGCAAGTGCCCAAGTCAATGCTGCTGCCGTGAGTTTCCGAGTTATTTCCCCGTTAACCCGAAACTCTTGTCCTGCGGATTTAATGCACGCAAGATTACGGGTGCAACCGCTGCCACACCTGCCATTGCAAGTGTCTTTGGGTCAGTTACACCAGCCATGTATAGGGCAAGTGCTGCTGCCATGAATGAGCGTGCCCATGATGCTGCTAGGGCTTTGGCTTTGTCCATTTTTTCTCCTTCTTAGGTTTGTCTCCCGTTGTTGGAATGGTGACCGTTGGAAAGTCACCTTTGTATGGTGCGAATTTGGGAATCCCAAACCCGACCACTTCTTTTCCTTCACCGTAATGGCGAACCTTCACCATGACCATGCCACCGTTTCTTTGGTCGCCTGTTCCTGATGTGTTTCCTTCGATAAGCAAAACTTGGTTGTTTTCCATTAAACCAACAACAATTCCAATGTGGCTTACACGATCAACGCCGTCATGTGGAAAATCCATGAAAGCCAAATAACCCAATTGCGGCATATTTGACCAACGTGAAATTTCTTTAAACTTATGTGCGCCCATTGCCGTTGAAACGCATGAAGGAATCTTGACTTCAGATTTTGCAAAAACCCAATTAACGAAACTTCCACACCAGGGTAAACCGTTGGCCTTTGTAAATTCACCGTATTTGGTCAGGTTGTTGCCTTCTTCAACCGTTCCAACTTCAGCAATAGCCAATTCAATGACTGCTGCTGATGTGCCTAATGGAAATGTCATGTCAGCAAAAGTTTTGCTTCATCGGCAGTTATGCCCAACTTTGCCAATAATGCTTCTTTGTCGGTTTCTGTTTTTTCTTGTGACTGTGTTTTTTCATCGTTGTATTTTTTTCTTTCATCGAGAAAATCGGTCAATTCTTGACCAGTCAATTCCTTTGTTACGCTTTCGCCTGTAATCGCATCAGCGATTCCCATAATTATTTTCTCACTCATTTATTTGCTCATTCCATAGATAGAGATGGTTCCAGTAATTGTGCCGCTTGAAGAAAGCACTTCTAATCCTGTGTATTGAGTCGTATCAATCCAATTTGATTTTGACTGTCCTGTTCTGTGCGTGTTAGAGAAAGCCAAATACGCCCAATTACTTTGAACATATGAATGCTGCGCAAGATTTGGCGCCTGAATCACAAGATTTGCATGTGACATAGAAGCATAAGTTTGACCAGATTGAAGTACTAATGCATCTGCGGTTGTGGAAGCGGTAAGCGTTGCGCCGTTTTGTAGTATTTGTGAACATTGCCAAGTCGAAACCGAACTCCCTGTGCGCAATTTCAAAGTAATGTCAGTATTGGAAGCCGTGCTAATTGCAGAAATGTCAAAAGTCATTAAGTAGTTGTCATAGGTTGATGAAAAACAACTTGAAATAATTTGAGATGAAACTGCTGACATTGTTGTTGTGCTGATTAAAGTCAATGCGCCCGTTGAAGGCGTAGCCCAACTAGGCGCACCTGACGCAACTGTTAACACCTGCCCTGTGCTACCGATTCCTAAACGGTCGAAAGTTCCCGAACCAGTTCCTTTAATTAAATCGCCAGCAGTTGTAATTGCAGTTGCCATTGAATTTGTCACTGTC